TGAACTCCCATGAAAGGAGATAGAAAGGAAACCGAAAATGGTTCCAGATGACATTATCATCGATTTGGAAAACATGCCGGATTGGTGGATTACGTTAATCACTCATTATGAAACTAAGGAAGTAGCAACTCCGGATGGCAGTGTTAACATTCCTGTTAGTTTCAATTTAATGAGTAGAAGTGGACGCTACCTTACGGTGAACCAATGGAAGGATGAAGGTAATTTGATCAAACCTAAGCAAGATCAGAAGAGAAGAGGAACAAGTCTGAAGGTTACGGTGGAGTTTCATTCAGATGGACTGAACTCTAAGGAAGAGTACTTTTACCAGTTATTAGCGGAAGAGTACTTTGACGAGTTAGCTAAACGTCTGCGTGAGATGCGTGTTGCAGAACAGCAGAAGGCTGACTCAAAACGTCCGGCAATGGAGAAACACATAAATGGCTTGGAATAGTCAACCACCTCTAACTAGTTTGTGGGATGAAGATGGAAATGCAAATACCGTTGATTACCCACAAGTTATTGTTGGTACTTGTGTAGCAGCTATTGCTGACGCCGAGGCTGGCGTTTTCACCACTAAAGATGGTGAAGTCGTTGGAGATCCCATCGCCATAGTTCAAAACTATGAAGAGCAGCTTGGCCCGGCAGTCATCATAGAATGCGAATGGGTGCTCGAGAATATGAGACACCAGAGACAATAGGAGGTAACATGGAGTATGTAGTAGTATTAGTGGTTTGTTTCTTTCTATTCCTTTGGTTGAGCGGACCTATTGATAACGCGCTCAAGTAGCTCTACTCATCTAGAGTGTGTGCCTTCTGGCAAGGCGGGTGTGGAATACGCGTATGCGCCAGTTAGATGAGAAAAGCAAAATGTAATCGGGTACCGGAGTTATGGTGTACCTCACACCTTATTGGATGTGTTTATGAAGATCGAAAATTTGGAGTCTCTTCAAGGCATACAACCCAATGCATGGCGGAGGCTCATAAATTTCTTCGAGTCTGTAGAGGCAGGTCAGCCCGTGAACTACGTAACGCCTTTCTTACCAAAGAAGGCCCGTGGTCGTGAAGCAGCATTCGCGCAGGAACTGCTCAAGATGGCCTCTACGGATATCCAACAGTTGCAGACAATCGAGGAACGTGAAACCGAGAAGTTCGGTCCATTCTCGCTACGTGATCCTTGGGAATTAAGGAGACCACTAGTGGAAGAATACTTTCACCAAGTGGAAGTGAAGTCCTCCATTTCACTGAGGAAAGCGTGGTTGCAACTTGCCAAGTTAATTCCTGCTCATTCTTTGCGTGCCCTAAGCTTAGATGAATCCTATAAACTGTCCCCAAAGGGTAAGAATCTGGGACTGCCGCACTTTTCCTCTTCTAAGACGGTGGAACTAGAGTACCTAAAGCGAGCTAAACGAATAGCTGCCTCAGGGTATAAGAATGATGCGTACCCAGCAGTTGTTGGTTGGCGAGGTCAGCCGAACGGAAGCACAGTGAGTATCAAGAACAGAACTGTGTGGATGTCCGACCATGCTGAGACTTACATCTCAACCGGAGTAATACAGCCTGCTCTGGAAGCATTGAGGCATAAACCTGGATTCGCTGCGTGGAATGATCTAGAATACGTTGACAGGCGAGTGACTCAAATTATTGATCGAGCGAGAGCCCCAATTGTTAGTGTTGACTTTTCAGGTTATGATCAGTCGTTACCGTCGACGGTAATAAGGTTAGCATTTGACTTATTAAGGTTCTGGTTCGTGGTAGGGGACAAGGCTAGAATAGATTGGATGGAGAGAGATTTCCTAGAATCTGGTCTCGCGACACCTGATGGTATATACACTGAGCGTGATGGTGGTGTACCTAGCGGAAAAGGTAGCACGAACTTTGTTGATTCGTTAGCTCAACTTTTGACCGTACTAGCAGCTGGTATTGACCTTGGTATCAACTGGCTAGACATCGAGGTCTTGGGTGATGACGGCATATGGTCCCCAGATCAACTGATCGATGTAGAACGCCTATCCTCATATTATGAGGATTTGTATGGAATGAAGGTGTCCGAGGATAAAGGAGGATTTAGCTTAGATCATGTAATGTTCCTTCAAAGGCTACATGATAGGCGCTACCGTAAGCATGGTATCTGCGTTGGTATTCGTAGTATCGTGCGGACGCTTAACGGGGTTATGCACCTGGAAAGGTTGCACAAGGGGCTGAAACCTCAGTTCTTTAGCGCCCGAGCTATCATGCAAGCAGAGAATGCTAAGAACCATCCAAATTTCAGGAAGCTAGTTTCTTATCTCTATCAGCAGGATAAGTTCATGCGATCTCTTGATCCGGTGGAGATCTTTGAGCAAGCTGGTGGAGTCGGTATGGTCGAAGACGTGCTTGGATTGCGATCCTACCGTTTTGGAACGCAGCTGCCATCATCTGGTCTAGAGAAGTTCGAGACAGTTATAGAGCTTCGTAGATTAAGGGGTGAAAAGAGGAAGCGCGCCGCGTGAGCG